CTTTTTGTACACTTCCACCACCTGCTGCTCTTACTGCATCAGCTGTCATTACAAATTCGTTTTTAGATAATCTTGCCGGAACATCATCTGCTCTTTCTGCTTTACCCATAGGCACAAATCCACCGCCTCTTAAATCCATTTCATTACCACCCATACTCATTAGTCCACCTTGAGCTTTATTAGCTGCCATATCTTCTTTCATAGCTTGAGCCAGTGCTGATGCAAAATCTAAACCTTCGTCTTGTAATTCTTTTACTCTTTCCATTAATCTGTCATCAACGGATCCACCATCTTCAAACGATAAAGGTCTAATAGATGCAGGTTTTACTTCAGGATATAATCTGTTGTAACCATCTAAAGCCATTTCTATATTTTCTTCAAGGTCATTATCTTTATCTAAAATTGTATCTTTTATTAAATCTTCCATAGAAGTAGTTTTCTTTTTTTTTCTTTTTAAAATTCCATCTACATCTTTATCTATCGCATCCTGATCTTCTCCAACAAAATCTCCATCGGCATAACCAATTCTACCACCATTCATCATGTCATATCTTTGACCAGGAAATCTTTCTTCCATAGTTCTTTCATCTTCATCTCCCATTGGTCCAGGCATTGGAATAGGTCTCATTCTAGGATTGTTAGGATCAAAAGGAATCAGCTCAGGCATTGGAATAGGTCTACCTTCTGGCATTCCTTGTCGTCTAATTCTATTCATTAAATCATTACCACTCATGTCATCCATGTTGCCACCCATGTCACCTAAGTTTTCTGGCATCGCTGGAGTCTCTCCATAATAATCTTCCGCTCCTGAATCTATTCCTATGTTTCTTCTGTATCCATCATCAGGAGTACCATCTAATCCTTGTGGACCAAAACCTTCATTGGCATCTGACATTCTATTTATAATTTTTCTTTGTGCTACTTCTGGATCAACACCATATCTTTCTACTAAAACTTTTATAATTTCTACCGCACTTCCACCTGGAGTTAATGAAATTATTTTATCTATAATCATATCTACTTTATCTTGATTGTTAGATACTAAATTTCCAATTCCTTGTGCTGCTTTTCCCACTATACCAGGAACTGTATAATCCTGAACGTCTTCCATAATTTGATCTGTATCTACAAAATCTCCCATAGCATAACCAACTCTACCGCCGGTTCTATATCCGTATGTATCTAACATACCATCAACTTCATCCATGTCCCACGTTCCAGTGTTAGAATAAATTTCTCTGATAGCTGCTCTTCTTGCTTTTCTGTCACCAATTCCTTGAGCTGCCATTTCTGCATTGTATTTTGCTAATGCATCTTCATTTAATTCTGCTGCTTTGATTCCAGCGTCTACAGTTCCTGCCGTACCAATAACAGTAGCTACGTCTTTAAAACCTGATGGATCTTTATACCCTTCTAACATTCCTCTAATAGATTTAGTGGCTTCACCATCTTTCATACCTGGTTTTTCTAAAAACATTCTAAGAGCATTTTTTTTATCTAATCCACCAATACCAGCATCTATTATATTTGGAGCAGCTGCAAAAGTACCAGCCCTAAGAACATCTTTTAAATCTGCTTCATCATCGGTAGCCATTCTAGCTAAAGCTGCATTTGCAAATTTACCGTAACCTCCTGCCAATCCACCTATTCCTGGTATCATTGCTGCTGCATAAGGTACAAAAGGTCTTACCTCTTTAGGTATAATCTTTTTAATCTTACGTCTTAATCCTGAAAAAAATCCCATATTTTATATCTCTATTATATTGTTGAAAAGCAAGTTAGCAAGACTTGAGTATATGCTATTTCATTACAATTTACTAGACTTTTCATCCTTAGTCAATCTAGAATATGTTAACGCCAGCACCTAAAGGTACGTTTTCTACAGTCACTTTTACGTCTCTACGTACGTGTTCTGGTTTAGTAGCACTATTTGTATCTTGTACATCAGCCAGTGCTTCTGCATCAGAATTATATTCTTTTTTTGTTATCGTATTAGTTAAAGTTATTTCACATTCAGGTGTAATTATTGGTACTTTTTCTCCATCAATTATTTCGTATCTAATTGATGCTTTTGTTTCTATAAATGACATTATGAATCCTCTCTGTTTATTTCTAATATTGTTGCTATAACATGTAACTCATTAGCATCTGCAGCTTGAACTTTCAAGGTCTCACTTTCTAATAATACCAATGGTTCTGTTAATAATTGTATTGTTGTGTTGGCTCCTACAGCTTTTAATTTAAATATACTAAATACAGCTCCTATAGAATTTGTTAAAGTTAAATTTATTGTAGTACCACTACCCGCATCTTCTGAAACCAATATAGATTTTACAATAGATCTAGAATTAGAAGGCACAGTATATAAAACTGTATCGCTAGTATTAACTAAATCTAGTTTTGAATTTAAATATACATTTGCCATTAACTAATAAACCAAGTAAATCTTTCTTGTTGTTCTCTCATGTCTTTTAAAAATGTAGAGTTTAATTGTGTTATTATAGAAGTAATAGTTCTATTAATTTGTCTTTGATTATCTTCAGAATATTCTTTTCTAGGTTCTGGTAATCTTACTACAATTTTTGTCATTATCTTCTTCCATCTGGTTGTAGATCAGCTTGAAAAGTACCAAATCTCCATGACTGGCCTGATCCTGTATTTTCTATTTTAAGAGCAGCATATCTTCCTCTTGCTCTAGTATCTACTTTATTCGTAGTTGAGTTAATTATAAAAGGACTTAATGTTGTTACGGTATTAGGGTCTGCAGGATAATCAGCAACTGATATAGTTACTTGTACATCTCCTGTTAAAACTTTAAAGTTAGGTAAAAATCTTCTCATAGCTAAAAAATATTCTCCTACTCCTTGATCAGTTTGCAAAGCAAAATCATAAGATTCAATTAATGAAGTTAATGTTGTAGTTGTTCCATCAGGATTAATTTGATCAGTTCCTATTTCTTGTTCAAAAAATAAAGTCTGACCTAAACCGGATTGACCTATAACGTCAGGAAAAGTACCATTAGAAGGTTGGAAAGGAGTAGAACTAATATAAGACGTAGCATAAGGTCTTGGATAAATTAAAGAATCAATCCAAGATGTTCTTATAGAATTTTTATTTACACCTGTATACCAATTACCCATTGGAGCATTTTGACCTAGTTGACCATAGTTATACGTTACATATCTATTATTAAAATCAGATGTTTCACTTGGATACCACCAAGTTACTTCTGTAAATAAATTATTAATCCCTGCACAAATTTGTTGTCCTTTGGTAGTTGCTGCATCATCAAATATATAATCTTCAACTGAACAAGGAAGAGAATTTACTGTACCATCAAATGAGAAAAAACCATTATTAGACATCCAATAAGCAACACCATCTATTTCTACAGCTGCGTTCTTACCAATCAATCCACAGTTTGTTCCAACTTGCTCAAAACCAAAAGTAAATGGAGCTCCAACAAATTTCATTGCATACAATGAGTTATCCGTCCAAACAAGAATATTTTCTTTAGCGGTCAACGCTCCAACAATTTTTGTTCCATCTTGAAGTCTTTGAGACCCGGCACTATTAACAGCTAAAATATCATACTCATTAATATCTTCTTGATTAGAAAATCTAATAAACATATCGTCTTGAGTAGCAGGATTACCAATAGTTACTTCTGTACCAAAATGAATTAAATGCCTAGTTGTAGGAGATATTAAAGTTGATCTAGTAGCGGTTGGATTACCTACTCCAGTTCCTATTGCAGTTGGAAATCCTGGTGTTGTAGTAGACGCTCTTGTTGCTAGTCTTGCTGTAATACCAGAGTCCCATGTAAAAGTTTTACTATTGGCAATAGTTGCAACCAATACTTGTCCAAAATTATTTAAAGACCAAAGTCCCGGTTCAAGAGTTACTACTCCTGCATCTACTGCACTACCCCAACCTGTGTATTTAGTTGCGTCTATAACCAATGCTCCTGAACTATGGGACGCGGCTGTTGTTCCTTTTATTCCTCTTGTTGCCCCTGTAAAAGTATTTGTGCCTTTACCTGTATATGTAATAAGTTCTGTACCAATAATTACTGTACCTACTGCTGGAAAACCTGCATTAGATGTGACTGGAATAGTAGTTACACTAGCATTAATTCCTGAAGATAAAGTATTTTGTTGTGCGTTTGGTACTACTCCACCATATTCACCAATACCAAAACCATAACCATAAGATTGTACAGAAGGACCCACTGGTTCGTAGGGAATAACAGTACAAGAACCATTTGTTGCAGCACCAGATGCTGTTTGAGTACCTGTTACAATTGCAATTAAAGAAGATGTAACTCTTGTTACTTGAAATATTTTATCTTCAAAAGCAGCGTTAGTTAAATTAACCCCACTTGGTACAGTTACATTATCTAATAGAATAATATCACCTGATTTTAAATTATGATTAGCTGAAAAAGTTAATGAAACTTCTTTAGAAGGATCACTTCCAGTAGACATTGAAACACTTGTAATTGCAGTTTTTAAAGGGGTTACATCAAATAACTGTCCTTCAAAATATACGAGTAAAAATTTATCTGTTCCAATAGCTGTGTATCTATTACCTTCTAAATCAACAAATGAATGTAGCTTTCTAGAAACTCCTACTATACTTTGATCTAGTAAAGATTGCCAACCACCTACTTTTTCCGGAAGTCCATATCTAAATCTTACATTATCGGATTCAACCCAACGACCAACAGCGCCAACTGTAGTATCTTGTTTGTCTATTCCAGGTGCAAATTTAATTTGTTGAAGAGCCATGTTTTAGCTCCCTATGCCGTGTTCGTTTTAAACGCCCAGCCTCTTGTTGAATCTATATAAACTAAAGTTATAGCTTGACCATTAATATTTAAGGATAAATTATTTGTTGCAGAATTAATAGGTTGACCATTTCTATTAACTGCTACAGCGTTATTTGCAAAAGTTCCCCGTGCATCAATTATTACTACCTCATCACCTATTGCAGGAGAAGTAGGTAAAGTAACTGTTACTGTAGTTTGTGTAGTATCTACAAAAAGTTGATCCCCTGCTACTGCTGTAAAAGCTGTGATTGAAGATGAAGTAACAGTAAAATAAGATTTTTGAGTAATAGCTTTAGATGTATTAGTTCCATCTGATTTAAGAAGCATAACTGCTTTATTTGGTACTGCAACTGGAGTTGATGAACTTGCAGTTTTAACGCTTAAAGTATATTTGTTAGCTGTTGTTCTATCTGTTGCATCTTCAATAATAAAAACTCTTTCGGAACCACTAGGCATAATCAAAGTTTGATTACGTGCTAATGTACCTGTTAGTTTAAAGTATAAATTTTTACCATTAGATACCGCACCATCTGTTAGAGCTACTGTAATATCAGAACTACCTGTCATTGGTAAAGATAAAAAACCTGAAGCTGCTTGTTGTAAAATTTGTAAGTTAGTATTAGTAATAGCTCCCCACAGACCTGCTTTTTCACCGGTTGTGACTAGTTCTAATTTTAAATCGTTTGAATAAGTTGATGCCATATTAGTAAGGTTCTATCTCCGTCCAAGTCATGTTTACACCAGGAACAATATCATTCCAAGTGATAACACTAGGTTGACCTGATTTTACAGTTAATTGTGATCCAGTAGGAAACACATTTGCTGTTCCTGTTACTGTAACACTTCCTGCAGATAAGGTCAATGCATTTCCGGTAACATCAACAAGAGCTCCAGCAGAAATTATTGGATTTCCTGCGTTTAAAATTACTTGAGATCCTGAAACTGTGTGATTTGCGTCTCCACTAATTGTAACTGTTCCTAAACCAAGTGTAACTTGGTTACCTGAAACATTTTCTACAATTGAACTTGCGGTAATTCCTACACTACCAATACTAATTGATAAAGAATTACCTGTTACTTGAATGTTAACGTTGTTATCATCATCAACCGTTGAAAACGGTCGTTCGGCAAATGAAGCAAATCCGAAAAGCATAGGTTAACTCCCCTAGCTTGCTGTGTAGGCTTTACCAGCAGTGATCGCAGAATTAGAAGCAGTCATACTTTCATTAGTCCAAAAATCTTTAGCAACCATGATCTCTAAATGTTCAACATTTCTGTCAACAGCTGATTGTCTATCAGCAGCTTCTTCGTCTGCCATTTGTGTTCCAGCAATAACTTCATTAATTAAAGTTACTGAATGTCCCATAGCTGTGTAATCTTGTGCTATATCTTCTGCAGTTTTTACGTCTTCACTCATAATATTTTCTCCTTATTTTGTTGCGCATGCAA